GGCCTTTTGGGAGCTGTACCCTAACGGGCGCATCACAACCGAGCTACTAGCCGACGATGGCAAACGCTGCACGTTCAAAGCATCTGTCTATGACGGCGATAACCTGCTTGCAACAGGCCACAGCTTCGAGTTTCAGGGCGCGGGCATGGTGAACAAAACGTCATACGTCGAGAACTGCGAAACGTCGGCAGTTGGTCGGGCGCTTGGCATGTTGGGCATCGGAGTCACTGAGAGCATCGCATCAGCCGATGAAGTTCAGGCGGCTATCGAGCACCAAGAGCACAACGAAGAACCGCTAGACGAGCTGACACGCGCTCAAAAGCAGCTTGTAGCAGCCGAGAAGCAATACTGCCAAGCGAACGGCATCGATGACTGGGGCGAGTTTCACCGCAATGTGATTATGGAGCGCGGCGATTACTCCAACGACGTTGCAACGCTGGCGAACATTGCAGCCGAATTGCGGGGCGCGTCATGAGCATCGAACTTTACCAAGAGCTGCGAGAGCTAGAGCGGTTGTTAGACCTTGCGCTCAAAGAAGCCGTGGCACGTGGTCGAGCCATGACAGCAGCCGAAGCAAGGTACTACACCGTGAAAGACTTGCGGGTTCGTGAGCTGATGGAAGAGAACAAGTCAGCCACGATCATCAACATGATTATCAAAGGCGAACCGGGCGTGAACGACGCACTTCACGAATACCGCAATTCGGAAGTCGAGTACAAGAACGCTTGCGAAGCGATAAACGCATACAAGCTGCGCATGAGAATCATCGAAGCACAGATTGAGCGAGAGTGGACGCAAGCGGGAAGGGAATAGCATGAGCATCAATCATGTCACCATTTCGGGCAACCTAACGAGGGATGCCGAAATCAAGCGCACTGCATCGGGTATGGCGATTGTGAGTTTCACGGTCGCTGTCAACGAACGCAGGAAGAACAACCAGACGGGCGAGTGGGACAATTACGCGAACTTCGTAGATGTGACGTGGTTCGGCACCTACGCCGAGAAGTGCGCGGCAACGCTCACGAAGGGTTCTAAGGTGTGCGTGGCTGGCAAGCTTCGACAATCGCGCTGGACTTCGCAAGACGGTCAGAACCGTTCGAAGCTCGAAGTCATCGCGGAAGAAGTAGAAACGCCGCCACGACCTCAAGGGCAATTCAACCCGCCACAGCAAGACACGCTGTATGCGTCCGATATCCCGTTTTAAGGCATTGAGATGGACGCTAACCGTTTCTTTAGTGTTCCATACGACAACCGTAACGACGTGAAGATGAAACGGCTTAGAAAGCGGCTCAACGGCTATGCAGGATATGGGCGTTGGGTCGCTTTGCTAGGTATGCTCTATGACGAAAAAGGCATACTCGATATGAGCGATGCGGAAATGGTCGAAATCGTCTGTGAAGAATTGGAGCTAGACGATGCAGACCATTTTTTCACGGTTCTTGCCGATATCGGCTTAATTGACAAAGAGCTGTACCACTCCATGAATCACGTCGTTAATCGGGGAGTGTTGGAGCAAATCGAGTTTCGAGTGAGTAAATCGAACGCGGGGAAAAAGAGCGGCGAAGCGAGACGGAATAGGGACACTAAAAAGCGTTAACACGTGTTCATAATTCTGTTCGTCGTTCTGTTCAATTTTCTGTTCAGATTTCTGTTCGGAACAAAAAAACGAACCTTTATTTATTTAATTAATTATTTATTTAGGTTTTTATAGGCGGTGACGCATTTTGAACGAGATTCAAGCACAGCAAGAAAGAGAAATTCTTGCGTCAATCACTGGCCTAATTGAACCGCTTTCTATAGACGAAAAAATCGAAGTCATCAACGATCTAAAAACGTTGCTGAAAACCGTTTCACCGTTCGTTGATGAACCAGTCGATTGTGTTCAATGGGTCAAAGAAGATTTGGTAGTTGCGAACGACTACAATCCAAACTCCGTAGCACCACCCGAAATGGAGCTGTTGCATACGTCGATTCAAGAGGACGGCTACACACAGCCGATTGTCGTTTTCTTCCATGATGGAATCTATGAAGTCGTTGACGGCTTTCACCGAAATCGGGTGGGCAAGGAATACGACGATATCAGGGAACGTATTCATGGCTATCTTCCCGTTACCATCATCAACGATGACCGCCATGACAAGGCTGACCGCATCGCTTCGACAATCAGGCACAACCGGGCGCGTGGCAAGCACCAGGTCGAGAAAATGAGCGATATCGTCATCGACCTCAAACGCAGAAATTGGAGCGATGAAAAGATAGGCCGCGAACTTGGCATGGATCCCGACGAAGTTTTGCGCCTGACTCAAATCACTGGCCTTGCTGAAATGTTCGCAGACCAAGACTTCAGCGAAGCGTGGGAAGTCGATATGGATGACGAGACAATCGATTTCAGCGAATTGGATGATGAGCTATGAGACAAGTCTTTCATCCATACCAAGAATGGGAAGGGTACAAGAACGGAATGTATGAGCCGTCGAAACTCGGACGCGCTAATCGCGTGATGACGGCTAAGCAGCTCCTGGCAAACCCTAAGAAGCTAAGGCGCGAAATGGAGCGGGTAACGCTCGAATGGCCTATCGAAACCGAACAAGTTTTGAGTGACCCGTCTATCAGCCATCGCGCATGGCTAGGGCAATCGGCTTGCAACATCTACGCCGACGTTAAAGAGGATGAAACCCGCGAAGCGTGGGGGTATCTCTCGGAGAAACAGCGGCGCGAAGCAAACAAGGTAGCCGACATTGTAGACAGGCTATGGCGTGAACGCTACGACGGCAAAAGCCAAATGACGTTTCTAGATTCGACAGAGGGATGGCTATGAAGAAACCGCTTGGAATGAACGTTTACGAAGCGGCTGTAAAGCGCATCGAGTGGGCGTTTGATAACCATGAGCGCATATACGTCTCATTCAGTGCTGGCAAAGATTCAACTTGCATGTTGCACATGGTTTGCGACGAAGCGCGGAAGCGCGGTCGAACAATCGGCGTTCTGCTAATCGACCTCGAAGGGCAATACAAGCTGACCATCGAACACGCCGAGAAAATGCGCGAATACTACGCCGATTGCACAGAATGGTTTTGGGTTTGTTTGCCCATCCACTTGAGAAACGCTGTCAGCGTCTATGAGCCGTTTTGGAAATGCTGGGACAAAGAAGCCGAAAAGCAGTGGATAAGGCCGATGCCTGAAAACTGCATCAGCGACTATGACTACTTTGATTTCTTCGAGGATGGAATGGAGTTCGAAGAGTTCGTGCCACTGTTCGGTGAATGGTATTCCCAAGGCAAACCAACAGCCTGTTTTGTCGGCATCAGGTCAGACGAGAGCCTTAACCGCTACAGGACAATCGCAAGCAAGTACAAAACGCCGAAAGACGGCAAGCAGTACACGACGATGGTAACGCCTAACGTCTGCAACGTTTACCCGATTTACGATTGGGCAACTCGTGACGATTGGATATACCAGGGCAAGCACAAGGACAAGCCTTACAACCAACTGTATGACTACATGCATCTTGCAGGACTCACAATCCATCAAATGAGAATCTGCCAACCATACGGAGACGATCAGCGGCGCGGCTTGTGGCTGTTCCATCTTATCGAGCCTGAAACATGGGCGCGTGTCGTTGCTAGGGTCAATGGAGCCAACAGCGGCGCAATGTACATCAACGAGACGGGCAACATCAACGGCTACCGCAAGATTGGCAAACCCGAAGGGCATACGTGGAAAAGCTTCGCACTGTTGTTGCTCAAGTCAATGCCGCCGAAAACGCAGGAACACTTCAAGAACAAGATTTACGTTTTCATCAAATGGTGGGAAAAACGCGGATATCCCGATGGCATACCAGACGAAGCCGACAAGAACATGGAGATGAAAAGAAACGTCCCATCATGGCGGCGAATCTGCAAGGCGCTTTTGCGCAATGACTATTGGTGTAAGGGTCTAGGATTCTCGCAGCAAAAGAGCAGCGCATACAACAAGTACCTAGAGCGCATGAAGAAAAAGCGCGAAGCCGACGAAGCATTTGCGGCTCAACTTAGATTGGAGTTGTGATGTTCGCTAAATACGAATGGGACGATATCGCGCTTCGCGGATGGCTTTCTTTAGCGTTTCTGCTAGGTAGCCACGAATGGGTGAAAGAGCACGATCAAGCGCTGATACTCAATCCTGGAAAAACGTTCTACTTACTCGTGGAGAACGACGAAGTTGTTGCAATGTTCAGCTTGAAGGGTAAAAGCTTTGGTGATGCTCACACGGTAGCGAGCGAACGCGGCAAGGGCAAGATGGATAGCTTGCTAACCCATTTTGAGAGCGAGATTCAACCAGGGGCACACGCGACAACGCGCAATGAAGTCATGGCGCATCTGCTCGAAAAACACTCATTCAGGGAAGCGGGCAAACGAGGGCGATTCTCTTACATGGTGAAAATCACCGACTAACCACAAGGACAACCGAATATGAACCTACTCCAACAGGCGCTCTATTCAGCGCCATCTATCAACACGCCTTATTGCGTGTTCTGCGGCAAACCAGCCACCAACCAGCACCACGTCGTACCTCGTTCACAAGGCGGCACGAACGGCGCGACTCTTAGCGTTTGCGGACTCGGCAATGCGTCCGGCTGTCACGGCAAGTTGCATCACCACACGCTCCATGTTCGCTATGAGAACGGCTGGCAATACCTCGAAACCAAACAGCCAACCAAGTACCAAGACGCTTTAGCCATGGACGGCTGGCGAAACCTAGAAGGGATGGACTAATGGACTTTTGGCAAGAACGACAGCTCATGAAAGAGTTGGACAGAAAGTCGCTGCTTCTAGATGAAGCGTTGAGCGACGTTGACACGCTTGCAGAAGAAAACGGCATGTTAGCCGAAGCCATCGAGTTTCTTTACAACGAGTTTCACATGCTCCTGCCGCATCTAGCAGAAAAGGTGCGCGACGAGAACGCGACTCTTAGGCGGGTGCTGCAATGAAGGACTACCTGAAAGCGTACATCGCCATATTCACAGCACTGGCGCTGATCGTCACATCACTCGCTGTAGTCATCGTGTCGCAACCAGCCGAAGCACGCGAAATCGAGCCTGAATGGACATGGCGCGTCTACCCAACCGACAGAACCAACACGGGCGCTTATATCCGCATGAAGCTTGACGCTATCGAACAGCGCGTGGCTGCGATAGTCGCAGAGTACGAATCGGAGCAAGCGGCACAGCAAGCGTGGGCAGAACAGCAAGCGGCTTACTACGAGCCGACATACTACGCGCCGACATACAGCGGCGTTCAAGGCAATCCCGATGGCCTTAACTCGTTCGTGGGCGTTATCGAGTACGACGGACGGCGTGAGACGGCGTACAGCAGTAACGTTCTTTACCACTATCGCACTAGCGAGTGGACAGCAGACGCGCAAGGCTTTTACCACGACTCCGAAGGGCGCTATGTGGTGGCAGCGTCCGACATGGAGCAAGGCACCGTGTTTCATGGCAGCATGGGCGAATGCATCGTGCTGGACAGCGGGTGTGATGCTGGCGTTACCGACTACTATACTAACTGGCTCTGAACAGGGGTTTTATCATGACATGGCGAGATATAGAAGAATTTAACGGCGCTTATCAAGTAAGCGATGATGGGCAAGTACGAAACGCGAAAAGTGGCGTTATTCTTCGCCAACATTACGCGGGTAGCAATATCTACTACAAGATAGTCGTTCTTTGCAACGGCTCCGCGAAAACTCGCGGCGATAAGCCTAAGTACGTTAGGCGCTATGTGCATCGGCTTGTAGCTGGTGCTTTCGTGCCAAACCCGAACAACAAACCCGAAGTAAACCACATCGACAGCAACCCGAATAACAACACGGCGCGAAACCTCGAATGGGTTACTCACACCGAGAACATGCGCCACGCTATCAAATACGGCAACGGCGCGAATACCAGAAAGAAGGTCGTTCGTGACGATGGCGTTGTGTACGAATCGATCACAAAAGCAGCCAAAGCCATGAACTACGACATAAGCGCCATGTCTAAGGCGTGTCGGTTCGGCCATCGGGTTCGTGGGCATCACTTCGTGCTTGCGGAATAAGCCATGAAACCGCGAACACTGCCAAACCAAATAGCGTTTGACTTATTCGATAAACCAAAGCACAAGCCGCCGAGCTACGAGAAGCCATGCCCGATACGCGAGAGCTGCGGAGCCTATCACTGTGATACGGGCGGCTGCAACGGTGAGCGCGGCTGGTGCAAACGTGCGCAAGAAGCGCGAACACCTACATGGGATGACGTTCAAAAGGGACGCGCAAAGCTAATGGACTTCATCGAGCCTTGCGAGGGCGAAGAGTGCATGTTCTGGCAATGCGGCGAATGCGTCCATGTCCCTGGGAAATTCGCATACCCGAAGAAGCGTCCTGGCGGCATGTGCTTGGTGCATCGGATTGTATGGAAGGAAGAACAACAATGACAGTTACCCGCGAGAAATACCAACTCGCATTCGGCAAGCGCATGGAGTACGTGCTCAAGAATAGCGGCATGAAGTACGAAGCTGTAGCCGACAGAGCCGACTTGAGCATCAACGTGCTGCACCGATGGGCGCATGGCAGCGCGATACCGAGCGTGTTCACGTTCGCCAAACTTTGCTTGGCGATGAACCTGGACAACGACACGGTTTGCGGCTTGTTGGGACTGGGCAAGCGATGAGCGATTGCAGCAATTCGCATTGCAAGCCGTACAAGCGCGTCGAGATTCGCGTCGTGTTCACGGACAAGCGCGAACTTGAGTATCTGCTGCCAATCAATCTGATGAACAGACGCATCGATCACTTCGACGTGGACGGCGAACGCTTCACCCGGCAACAACAGCGAACACATCAAGAAAGTTGGGAGTGGCTAAATGACTGAACAACTAACACGCACTTGCTTCAAATGCGGCGAAACAAAACCAATCTGGGCGTTTCCTCGCAACGACTCGATGCAGAGCGGGCGCGATATCCGATGCGTCGATTGCGTGAGAAAGCACCGTGAGCAGTTCGAGAGCAAGTGCATCGAGAAATTCAACAGGCAAGCACTCAAGCAAGAAACGAGAAAAAGGAGATACAGCCAATGCAAGTTCTAACTCACGTCATGGCGTTTTTCGTCGGCTGCGTCGTGGGTATGACGATGCTTGCATTGCTGATGGCAAAGAGAGGTGACAGATGAGCGAGTTGTTACCGTGTCCGTTCTGCGGGGGCGAAGCGGAAATGCTAACAGCACAGAGCATGAACGGTGGCTATCTATTCGGCATCATGTGCAACGACTGTCGTTCACGCGGAGACGTTTACGACACCGAAGCCGAAGCAATCGCCGCATGGAACAGCCGAGCGGACTACCACGGATACGAGCAAGCAGCTATCGAAGCGTGGGAGAGCATTAAAGCGTGGAACAGCCGAGCGGAGCGCACTTGCAAGCAAGAAGAGCGCGGATGGGGTACAGAGGGCGACCATGCAAGAGTGTGGCTCACGTGCGGACATGATTGTATGGTGCCAACAGTGCAAGACTTGCCGAACTACTGCCCAAAATGCGGCTGCAAGGTGGTGGACGAATGAGCGAGTACATTTACGGCTCAATAGGTGACCCGTTGGCAAATGTGCTGGGCGAAATCTACCTGCCGCGTGCCGAAGTCGTGCGCTGCCGCGATTGCGTTCATTACAAGCCGTACAGAACACACCAACACGGCATGATGAACCGCTGTCATGACGAGCATGGACACACACACAAGCGAGACGAAACAGACTTCTGCTCACGTGGAGAAAGAAGGACAAATGACATCTAACGGCGAATGGCTCTTTTCAAAGCCTTTTGACGAGCAAGTGGCATGGATGCACGAAGAACATCAAGACGGCACCTTAGACGGCGATACAGCGGCCTTAAACGCGAGAATCAACGAGCTAAGAGCGCACGAGCGTGAGTTGCGTGAGCTATACAGACAAACCATAGCCGAGCGCGAACTGTACCGCGAAGCACTTAGCCAACTGCTCGACACGGTAACCGATGGCATGAGCAAGGTTTCGGCAATCCTCGACAACTACGACGAGGGCATGGCATGAGCGAACTTCACTACAAGATTCAGCACACAGCCGAAGGGCTGCGCGGCGCTGCTTGCTACAACTGCCGCTCGATGGAAGTCATACACCACGGGCGGCGCATCGTAACCGAAGAATACTGGTGCGACAGACAGCATCGCGTATTGCATGAACCGCCGAAACACTGCGAGAAACGAAGGGATGCATCATGAAGGTTATAACCGACATACTCACAGCGTTGATCGTGGTGGTTATGTTGCTCGGCTGCGCGGCGCTGGTCAAGTTTCTCGTCTGCTATCTGGTGGGCATATGAGCGAGAGAGAAAGGAGTATGGCGATGGAAAACAATCAGTTCAATCCCGAATTGCTCGGGTTCACTAAATGTTTATCAAGGCGGTATGTTAATAAAGACGGCAGCATGGAAAGAGACTACATTCGATGCTCGGCAGGTAAGAACAACAAACCTCAAATGCATCTGTCGCTTTGCGATGACACGGCAAATTTTGTCAGGGCGTTGTCTGGCGAACGGTGCGACATGTGGATTAACGACAATGGGCAGATACTTCTTTGCAAGGGCAGCGAATTTAAGCTTTCAAAGCATAAAGGTTCATGGCGTTCGACAATATCAGCAGCATCGATTGCAGAACAAATAAATGCAATGTACGGAGACTTTAGGCGGCTTGACTTAACTGCAAAGGTTTACGCAAAAGGTAACGCTGTCCTTCTCATTCCGACAGGTGAGAAAAAACAATGAGCGCACGCGAACGTTTCGTGCAGACTCGAAGCGCGGTTGTTGAGCTGAACAACATCAAAGCGCTCATCATGTCAGACGGCGATGATTGGAAGCCACCGGGCGTGAAAGTTCACGCAGTTTCAGACCCGACAGCATCAAGAGCGATACGCAACGTTGACGAATGGGGCGAACAGCTAGCCGAGCTGCGAAAGCGTGAAGCGGAGTTGGAGCATTTCATCGGCGTGACGTTGGCTATCATCGAAGCTGTTAGGGATGGACTTGGCGAGACTTACGCGCAACTGCTGGACGCTCGTTACATCGATGACGAGCCGTGGGCGCACATCCAAGAACGCCTGAACATCAACAAGAAACGCGGCAGCTACTTGCTCAATATCGCGTTTGATTGGGTGGATAGCGTCGGAGTCTCTAGGCTGCTGCGCAAGGACTACGAGATATAAAGAGCCGCTGGCATGGGCATTGCTTGTGTCGGCGGCTTTTCTATTTGTGTGCGAAATACACGCGACCTGCACTTTTATACGCAATATGCTAAAATTGCTATGGTGGTTGAACTGTCAGATGGCAGCTCGCCACTTTTTTATTGCCCACGTACCAGGTTCACACAGTGGGCATACTGGCGCATCGTCGGCCGCTGGCGTTCTTTCATGCTACGACAGCTTCCTTCCCTCCTGCCGTTGTTTCCTCCTTTTCTCGCGCTGGCGGCTGACTTTGCTAGACGTTAGGACTTAACGCATGACACGCGACGAGCTGGTGAAGATAGTACGCAACAGCAACAGCGACACGCTCATTGCCGCTCGTTTGCGTGAAGTCTTGGGGTTGCCGAAGCTTGCGAAGCGTGGACGCTCGCGCCACAAGCACCGTGGCAACCGTAAGAAGTACCGAGGGATGGACGAGTGCAGAAAGCAGCGGCATGGGGTGAGGTTGTGAGCAAGCCTAACCTACGCAACCGAAACGGCAGCGCAAGGCGAAAGCTGACCGCACGGCTGAAAGCTGAACGGCGTGGTTGTTGGATATGTCGCGCGTTCGGTCGGCCTGATCGCATCGACTACGACTTACCCGCTGGACATCCGATGTGCTTTGAAGTAGACGAGCGCAAGCCTATCAGCAGGTGGCGTGAGTTCGGTTACGCATCAGCTCAACAGTGTGCGCTCGACTACAGCAACACGGACGCATCGCACCGTTGCTGCAATCAGTGGAAATCGGACAAGAGCGATGATGAAGTGTATGCCATTGCTCAAGGACTAAGACAAGCGAACGCAAAGCCATTGCCGCAACCGTTCGCTGACTGGTAGACCCTGGCCTACGTGGGTCATCATATGAGCTAGGCGCG